TTCAGGGTCATCGACAGGCCGTACTTCAAGCTCCCGACGAATTTTCTCGAAGGTTTTATCGTCGGCGGCCTTCTCGGTGACTAGTCTTTTCAGTGCCATATCGTTAACTCCATTGCAGGGCCACCGCGTGGATGGTCTGCTTTTTCGTATTAAGAGTTTCGATTTTATATTTCATCGCCACCGCGCTAGACTGGCCGCTGATATCAACAGTACCAGTGAGGATACGCCCGGTTGTTAAGCTGGAAACTTCGGCTAATGTTATTTGAGTATAGGTCGTGCCGCCATTCCGGCTGGCGTAGGCTTTCAAATCTGTATTCAGCGTAATAGACTCGATATCCTCCTGCCGGATCACGATATTGGCGTCATCCGGTACGGCGAGGGCCGTAGTAGCATTAGAAAAGAGAATCGTATTATAAACGGTCGCGCTATCCGTCCAGGAGATAGCATCGATGTTCATGCCAGATGCAGCCTGAGTACCGCAGAATACTCGCACCGTACCTGAGCTTGTCCCAGTCATGGTGCGGGCGACAGAACCATTTTTATATAGCTTGACAACTGAACCGACGCGCTCCCATTTCATCACGTCACCCTCTGCCCATCCGATTGTCTCTTCGGATTCACCCGCGTATTCAGCGAGGCCAGTAATCTGGGTGAAGGAAAACATGCCAGCGAGTTCCCCGAGTCCTGCATTGTGAGCACCCGATGAATCATTGAACGAACCGTCGGCGCTTGTCGGGTAGAACCCAAACTGGGAGGAAGTTAGTTTTTCGACGGTGAATTGCACAGAAAAATCACCCGTGAGCGTGTCGTCAACTTTTATGTGCGCGTCGCCCGCTCCGCCTATATTGGTCACGTCGAGGCCGGAGAACGTCATCTCTCCCGTATTCCCCGACCACTCTCCACTCGCGCTAGATGTAGCAACATGCACAGTAGAATAAAAACTATCTATATGATTGTGATATTCATTCGTTGACGTACCAGCATCTATGCCCGTCGCATCCTCAAACCCATCTACTACACCATCGACCATATTCTGATATGCAAACCCACCAGCGGCGGCAATGTTGAACGAATTTATTATGATGTTGGTCGCTTCTGCAGCGGTTGCACCGCCTGCACCACTACTAATAAGACTCCCGCCTACTGTTGCGCCACTAGCTATTACTACAATACCCGTACCCGTACCATCTAGAGTCAGGTTCGTGTTGGGTTGAGAAGCAGTTACAGCATCAACCTTTAGTGTTGACATTCATTTTATCCTTTACTCAGGCGCTTCAGGCCAAACCACTGCATCTGGATCTGGATCGCGTGTGTTGGCGGGAAGATTTCTGAGTATTTCCCTATGCGCTACCCAATCAGCCTTGGCTTCATCCGTAAGCGGTGAATCAGCGCCTTGGGTCCAATCACTTGAAGCTAGCAAGGCATTACGTTCTGTGCGAAGTTCAGCCATATCTCTCGCTGGCTTCCCTTCTGCCCAAGCAACTTTCTTATCCAGATATGCTTGATCTTCAGCGTCACGCTGTGCTTCTTCTTCGTCTGTGAGGGGGACGTTCTTCCCTCCGATCATCTTAACTCTAGGCATGTGCTATTCCATACAGGCTACAGCGGCCTGTGGCTATGTTACCGCTCTCGAATAAAAACTGAACTTGTGTGATTGTGAGGACGGCCCTTCTCTGACCTCCACCGTGCCACCCGCCATATACTGCGCCTTGGTTACTAAAAGTTGACACAAAGCTAACCGAGGGACGCATTGTAGAGTCACTGGGGTTGTGTAACCAAAGGACAAAGCCGAAACCTTCACCGGCTTGGTTGCCTGTCAACTCACCCCCAGTTTCGCAGAGAGCAATCTTGGTATCTGTTTCGTGTGTTGCAAACAGATGATCGGTCGAGCTATCAAGGTTCCTACCTTGAACAAACCAATGATAGTCACCCCCCGCTGAGTCGATACCACTACTGTCACCTATTCTAAACCAAGCCTCTACATCGTCTGTAGCTGGAACAAGGTCTGCGCCTATAATAACGTAGGTATCGTAGGTCGTGCTAATCGGGTTTAAAGTAATGGAGGCAGAACTAGAAGCAACGCTAGTTTCAATAAGGTTCCAAATACCACTACTAGCCGCCGCCTCTGTCTCTACCGACATGACTTCGACTGTGTTAGCTGCCGTTGCGTAACATATCAGTCTGTCGCCTGCAGCCGTGGTCAGGTTGGTTGCGCCAGGAAGTTCAATTCCAGAACCGTGGGTGATCGTCAATACCCCGTCAAACTGGAGCATAAAGTAGTTACCAGCCTCAACTGTCATAGCCGCAAAACTCGTCGTTCCCGTCACGTCGAAGTAGTTGCCGTCTGTGTCGATCACCAGCGGAGAAGCTGAAGCTATATCGCCGCCCTTGGTCATCTTTAGAGTTGAGGCAATGCTAACTCCTCCGGTCCCAATCCCGTCCAGACTGAGATCACCATCTGTGCTGACTGCCGTAATTGCATCTGTCTTAAGTGTTGACATTGTTTTGCCCCTCTAAGCTAGATAACTACGAAAGTCGCACCACTAGAGATTGTCAACGTCACTCCAGAAGCAATTGTTAACGGGCCAGTAGCACTACCGTTGTCCGTAGCGACCATCGTTTGAGAATTATTAAGCGTCTGCTCATTGATGCGGATAATATCAGAACTGTCACCATTTGGGGCACCACTTTCGCCTAACCAGCCACCACCACCAACGGCTGAACTTATTATATCAGCTAGACCCGCGGCAGTAATACGAAGCTCAATCCGGTCAGATGTTGAGTACGCCCGTGCTGAAGTACTCTCCTGCTCCCGAACAATTGTAAAAGTATCGGTCGACCGCGTCGTCACTTTAATAATCTCTAAATTATTAGAGGTATCAATCAGAGTGGCGTAGAAGTAGTCCGCACCCGTAGGACTGGGAAACCTCGCGCCCTCACCAGAAGCTACCGATAACGTCAGTGCGACATCGGTGACACCAGACGCCAGTGTGGAATAGGCGTTGTTCTTGAAAAGCGCAGTCATCTCACACTTCCTAACTAATTGTGATAGTCCAAGTAACGACGAGGCTATCCGAAGAACCCTTATTGATCACGGAGAAAGTCGTCCGACACAACAGAGAGCCAGAAGAGCTAGCATTGAGTACGCCTGCTTCGGTCACTGCTCCAGTACTCGTACCAGCGGGGAAGGTTGCCACGTAAACCTCCGTAACGCCAGAAGCCGTTGAGGAGTCGAGGGCGACACGCCCGTTCTCAGTCTGCAGGGTGGTGTTCGCCAGGGCGGGGGAGGTCGTCCCCGTACCGGCTGCCATATGGGACATAACAGAAGCACCTGTACCATCCATACGACTAGCGATGAAGCCCAACCCTACCGTAGTAACAAGATTGTCGACAAGGCGCTCTTCAACAACCTTACCGGTAGCATCCTTACGGGCAATGTGTAACCGGCCCCTAATACCAAGATTCTCGTAAAACATATCGTTCCCCTAGAGGTTTATCACGTTCAAGTTCACCAGACCGCCATTAAACTGGCTAACAGACTGTAGCACTAGTGAAGAAGCCTCGGCCACCGAAATAGCCTCTGCAACAGATAACTGAGGCTCCAGCGAGGACGTATCAGCCACACTAGCAGTATCGGCTATCGCCGAGACACCTATAGCCTTAGCGTTAGCCTCAGCAGCGGTAACCGCCTCACTAACCGGCACCTGAGACTCTAACGAAGACGCATCTGCAATACTAGTACCATCAGCAAGCGATAGTGAGGCGGACACAATAAATACAGCACCGTCAGCAATCGATATGGTCTCTGCGACAGACACTTGTGGTTCCAGCGAGGAAGTCTCAGCGACAGAGGCGCCATCAGCCACAGGTATCTGCGGCTCCAGCGAGGGAGCCTCAGCGACAGAGGCGCCGTCAGCCAGCACGAAACCAACGGACATAACCGTTCCGTCAGCCGCCACGGCAATGTCGAGGAACCCCGCGCCAATAGCAAACGTCTGCACATCTGCGGTAGTTACAGCTTCAGTCTCTTTCTGTAGAGGATATTTCAGATCAATTTGGAACGCCGATGATATAGCTGCGACAGAAACTGCCGGCGATACCACACCGGAAGCCAAAGCGACTACGGTGCCAGCTACTACGGCAGCTACGGCCCTGTTTGTCATGTCGCGGCATCCCGCACGCGAAACCGAAGAACGTCAAATACAGTTTGAATATCGCCGTTGAAGTTAATAAGGATATCTCCCTCATACGCCCCAGCGTCTACATCCAGAACCCCCCCGGTAAAATTGAAACTGACAATACCACCGGAGCCATCGCCCGTTTTAGTAGTAGATATGGTGGAAAGAGTCGTCAGAGTCCCCGCCAAACGAAATTTTATAGACACGGAAGTGGTACCAGCGGATAGGTCGATCGCCGCGCTGGTGTCCTCGTCGGTCAAGGTCAGAGTAACGGCCGGGAACTCATCTCCCGCGACAACTCTGATTGCATCGAGAGCCATAATAAAATCCTACGCAAAAGGCGGAGCATAAGCGGTCAAGACAGCCCGCCCAGCGCCCACATTAACACGAGCCCGGCGCTCTGAAATCCTGAACGCAAACTGTTTGGCGTGATACGCGGCGAGCTCTTTATCGCTCCATGTACGCTCCGGCATAGTCAACAAGTTCTGGAGAGCTCCGTGGAAAATCACAGTCTCCAACTCGTCCATCACTGAAATATCCATACCAGTAGCCGACGGTAGGGGCTTCAGCGCCAGGAACATCACGACATCATATGTCGGTGAGGAATTTGGCAACCTTGCAACCCAAAAGGTATCCGAGTCCACATGAACGATATATTTCGGTGTACCAAGTTCGGCAGTGCTGTTATCAGGATACTTGGGATACAGCCGGTGTGCATCCTCTAACGTGATGGACGGCGCAGTTACGCCGTTAATAGAAGCTGTGATTATAGCATGGACCTCAGCCCCGGAAACGGGCTCGTACGGGTAGTTCTCAACAGCAGGTGTTAAACGAATAGCGGGCTGCTCAAACCGCCACGCCAAGGTCCGCTCACAAGCATCAATAGCCGCCGCGCGTATAAAAGTGATCAATACAGGCTGCGGGCAGCCCGGGGCATTTGGAGCCACCCGATTTACTAAATCCGAAAATAACCGCGTCGCCACTATACAACCTCAAACTTCGTTGGGTCCTGTCCAGCATGCTCCGTATCTGTCACTACTATCGCGGTCCGAGATACACCCATCAAAGCCTGGAAAGACTCCAAAAATAGCTTAGCACGACCAGTAGTGACATGCTCGTTATCAATAGATTCAACTAAAAACACAACAATATCCACGACAGCAGGAAAATACGCATCAGACAAAAGTGCTACTGTCGCAGTACCGGCGTAATCAGGCGGTACTTGGGAATATTCAATATCCAAACTCTGCGCAGCAGGAGCTTTCGGATAGATAAAATATTTGTTTGGGTTGCGTACCGAACGCATCCAATTAATAGCAGCACCTGCTGTGT